AAGCGAGTCATACTGCCCGGGATCTTTCAACCGCGCAGCGTGTTCATTGGGATAGGGGCGCTCCAATTCCACAGCGCTTCTGTCTTGTAATGCCTTGATTCTATCCGCCTTCGCATTCGACCAACTCTGGCCAGCATCACCGCCCCATGCAGCCCATGCCACACGGCCCGGTGATGGATAGCCATCTTCATCAGGACTGAAGCCCTCGCCCTGCTTGTCCACCTCATGCCGCGCGAACCACGCTGCCATGGTGATCACAGTCTCGGGTGACAGTTCATCACCGCTCAGGATCTGGCTGGCCCGTGTCGCAGCGACCTCAGTGCCGCCAGGTTCGCCTTCGCTCTTCCAATCCCGATAACGCTGCGCCTCAGTGCGCATCCCATCCGTCGGCATCAGGTCGATCTCGGTGCCGTTGACGTTGGCCATCAGTCGTCTAGCTCGAGGGGTTCGTCGTCTTCTTCTTCCTCATCATCAATCGGCGGCTCGGTGTCAGGCACCGGCATCGGATGAACCGCGCCGCTGGCGGCCACCTCGCTCGGATCGCTGTCGGTCACGATGCCCATCTCATCCAGCATCGCCAGTTCAGCCTGACGTGCGATCAGCACATCATCCAGGTCGCCGCCCTGTTCGCTGATCACTTGGCCCAGCGTCTTGAAGCCGCACCGCACCGCTGTCTTGTAAGCATCCACCTCCCGCTGCGGATCCACCCACTCCCAGCTCCTGGGGATCCACCGGCTTGCCCGGTAACGATCGGGGTTGGTTTCGTAACCAGGCAGGTTGAGCGCACCGCTCAGCACCGCCATCTCAAGCCATGCCTCAAAAACCACCTGGTGGAAGTTCTCGATCATGTACCGCTGCAGCACCCGGTAGGTGTCGCGCTCCTCGAGCAGGCTGAGCCTGCTGCTGCTGTAGTTGCTCTCGCTGAAGTTCTTGCTGATGCTCTCAAAGCTCACGCCCACACCAGCGGCCACAGCCCGCAGCATCGATCGCGTGAATGGCTCGAGCTGGCCATCAGGCGCATTCAGATCCGGCACCTGCACCGATTCGCCCGGCGCCAAATACTTGAACACACCAGGCTGAAACTCGCTGACCCGTTCGCCTTCGTAGACCTCATCACCCACCAGCTCGCCTTCAGGCGATTGGATGAAGCCCATCAGCGCGCTGCTGGCCCTAGCCCGCACCACCTCGGCCTCCTCATAGCCCTGCAGCATGTGCAGTCGCATCAGCGCCGACGCGAACCACGTCACGCCTCTGGTCTGCCCCGGCCGCTCTGGCAGGAACAGATGGATCACCTCATCAGCAGGAACCCGAATCCGGCGGCCATTGGTTCGCGTGTTGCCCGCGTAGGTATCGCCCGGATGGTTCGCGTAGAAGTGATAGGCCTGCGGCCGCAGGTAGCCATCCACCTCGATGCCCATCCTGACCGTGTTCCCGTCCGCAGCCTGCGGCACATCGTCATCGATCAGGTAATCCGCCTCGAGCACCTGCAACGCGAACGGTACCCGCGAATCACCAAACGGTCGCCGGATCATCCGCACGAACACCTCGCCCGACTCGGCCATGCTCCGGGCCAACAGCCGCTCCATGTCATGGAAGCCGAGCAGGCCGCTCACATCACAGCGGCTCTTATGCATCCACCGCTCCCATGCCTCGTGGATCTGCCCGTTGATCGCCGCATCCAGGCGCCCGCCGCGCAGCATCCGCACCTGCGACTGATGCTTGATCCCGTGCCCGATCACGTTGTTCTGGATCGCGCGCACCGCCTGCCGTGCGTAGTCGTTGTCACGCACCAGCTGCCGCGCACGGTTGCGCAGTGCCTTGAAGCTCGACTTGATCTCGCTGTCGGCGCTGGTGCCGCTCGTCACCCAGTCCGCTGTCAGCCGGTTAACCCGCGCGCCTTGATACGCCCGCCGCTGCGGTCGCATCGGTTCAAAACCCATCGCCCGGAATAGCCGCGTGCGCAATCCCATCAGAACCTCACAAACAGGTTGTGCGGGTTGCCGAGCCCATTGGCGATCAGCTCGGCCATCTGCTCACGCTTCACTTCAGCCTTGAGCTTAGCTTCGAGCTGCAGCAAGTCGGCCATGTCGTACTTCTTCAGGTTGCGGTTGCCGATCGTGTACTCCTTCGCAACACCGCCAGACACGATCGCGCGGATTGATGCCTGCACCGCGTCAAGATCCTTCTGTGCCTGTGACCGGCCATCAACCGCACCAGGCGTCCCCGAGTAGCCCAGGCTGGCCAGCACCGTCAGCTGGCCTGAACCCAGCGTCACCTTGCTGCTGCCGCTGGTTGCCAGTGCCTGCCAATACCACTGCCCAGCATCAAAGCCTGAGCTAGTGCCCGCCGCGATCGTGAACTCCCACCCAGTGCCGTAGGCGCTGCCCACCACCGTCGCGCCTTCGCTTGCTGTATTGGTCCGCAGGTAGTACGTCAGCGTCCAGCTGGCGCTGCTGATCGCGTTCCCCAGATTGTCAACGCCCTCCACATCGCGCCACTGGATCGTGTCGCCCGCTCGGATTTCGCTGGGGATGTTCACGACTTACCAGTTGCCGACGAAGCCACTGACAGCCGCAGGGGCCGGCTGCCGTTTCGATCTTAGCGGTGCATTCTTGCCTTGCTCCAACTGATCCGCCAGCTGCTGCCACATCGTCGCCCGGTTCATCCGCCTTGAGAACAGCAGCATCGCCGCATAGGAATAGACCACGCAGTCGAGCGCTTCGTTGCGATCGCCTGCTTTCTTCACCCACTCCCGAATCGGGAACCCGCGGTGATAACGCAACGCCTGCCGCTCACTCGTCAGCTGTCTGAAGTACTCCTCATCCGCAGCCATGCCGAAGTGCAGCGTCCCGGCACCGCCCGCTTCGTTGTGCCGCAACCTGCCGAACAGCGTCGTCTTAATCGTGTCAGTGCCCAGCTGATACAGCGTCACGCCACGCTTCAGCACCCGACCCTGCCAGCTCACATCCACCTTGCTGCCCTTGCCCACCGCTGGGCTGTTGCGTCTGCTGCTGCCCTTGATCGCCACCACGCCCTGCCGCACCCGATCGCGCACATAGCGGTACACCTCATGGGTGCAGTGGCCGCCGCTGTCCACCGCCACCTGCGACACCTTCAGCGCCTTGCCCGCAGCCGTTGCCCACTCCGTCACCAGCACCTGATCCAGCTGGCCCCACACCTCCGTCTGCGTTGGGTCGCCCATCAGCTCCTGGTGCCACACCAGCCAGCCCGTCTCGCCTTCGCCCCAGCCCCACACGCTCACCGCCAGCCGGTTGTCCTGCACGTCAACGCCGCAGGTCAGCAGCACCACGCCCTCGGGGCATGTGCCCGACTCATACGCCAGCCGCTTCGCCATCAATCCATCAGCGCTCACGGCCGCGGCATAGTCCTCCTCCCAGGTCTCGGCCAGCCTGGTGTTCACGAATGCCTTCAGCGCTGGCGCGTCTGATTTCGCCCGCAGGAAGTCATCCACCAGCTGCTCCCAGCTGCACCAGCCCAGCGGGCTGTACAAGCCCGACAGCTGAAAGCCTGCAGTCCGCCCATCGCTCGGTGCCGTCGCGCGCCACTCACCCGCCGCCAGCATCGCTGGTTTGTGGTTCTCCTCGAACCGCTCGCCGCAGTGCTCGCACTGATACCTGACATCACCCGGCCGCTTCGCGTCCCACTTCAGCCGCGGCCATTGCAGCCACTGCATCCAGCCGCAGCTAGGGCACGGCACATAGAACCGCCGCTGATCGCTGCGCAGATACTCCGCCTCGATCCGGCTGAAGTCCTTAACCGTCGGTGTGCTGGTCAGCAAGATCTTCCGCCGCGCAAACGTCGTCGTCCGTCGCTCAGCCAGCGCCACCGGATCACCCTCACCATCCACGTCGCTGGGGAATGCGTCCACCTCATCAGCGAACAGGTAACGGCATGGCGCCGACCTCAGCCCCGTCGCACTGTTCGCACCCGTCAGCAGCATGATCCCGCCGCTGAACTCTTTGCTGAACATCGTGTTGCCTGAATCCCGGGCCCTGGCCGGCGCGATCTTTGCCGCCAGGCATGGCGTGTCGGTGATCATGCTCTCGAGTCGCTGCTTGCTCAGCCGCTTCGCCATCTCCACCGTCGGCTGCACGCAAAGCATCGGCCCCGGCGCATGGTCGATCACATAACCCAGCCAGTTGCTGCCGGCCTCGGTCTTGCCCGTCTGCGCCGCGAACATCATCACCACCCGCTGCACCGGGCTGCTGCTGCTCAGGCAATCCATCGGCTCGCGCAGGTACGGCGTCCTGCTGGTGCGCCACGGCCCAGGCTCAGCCGATGCTTTGCTGCTCAGCTTCCGATAGCGATCAGCCCACTCGCTCACCGTCAGCGGCTCCTCAGGCCGCAGCCCATCCAGGAAGCCCGCGCGCCATGGGTTAGTCATCAGCCAACTCCACCAGCGCCGCACGGTGCTCATCCGTCAGCATCGCATGGATCCGCGCTGGATCCGTCTCGCCCGCCAGCTGATGGCTCAGCCGATCGGCCAGGTTGCTCAGCGCCTCGCGCACGCTGCGACCCAGCGCAAACGCTTCCTTCTGCACATCCACAGCCGGCACCAGCTCGCGCCGCTTCAGATCCACTTCCAGCTTCGCCAGCTCTGCTTGGTAATGCTCACGCCGTGCCCTGCTCTCATTGAGCTCGGGGATCTCATCATCAGGTAAGCCCTCCACACGCCGCCGAAGCTCCTGCGCATCACGCGGTGGTGGTGGCTTGATCGGGTCTGGATCGTCCACCTTCGCCACATTGTTCTTCAGCGTGTTCTTGCGCCACAGCTCCAACGCCACATCACGATCCAGCCAGCGCTTGCCGTCCTTCTCCACCACAGCCGCAGCGATCCGACTCTTTGTCGCATGAGTCACCGCCGCCTTGGTGCAGCCCTTGATGGCAGCGAACTCGGAGAACGTGACCAGCAAAGTTAAGTGACGGCTAGGCTTAGTTAACTAATGCTAAACCGCACTAAACCGTCTCGGGGTGTCTCAAAGTAAGACTCACTGAAACTCATTGCGGCGCAAGGGTTTACAGCGGTTGGGGGCTGACGCTAGCGGAATCGGGTGCGCGCGAACGACC